TTCCACAACTCCTCATAAGAAATTTGAAATTCATCCCGAAGCATATCTTCAGACAAAACTAGAGTACGATATACTGGCTATATATCACAGTCATCCAAATTCAGAATCTTTTTCAGAAACAGATAAAATAATGTCTAGAATTAATTGCTTGCCAAATATTTTATATATAAACGAAAAAGATAAATTTGAAGCTTTTTATCCAGATCTTTGCAAAGAATATAAAATAAAAAAAATAAAGGAGATTATTGATGGTTGAGGTATATTTACATGGCATTTTTGAGGAAAAGTTCCGTTCAAAATATAATTTTGAGTTAGACTCTATAGCTGACGTATTAAAAGCGATTGACGCTGTAGAGAGTAATTTTATGACTTTTTTAGCGCGAAACCATGATCAAATGGAATTCTCTATACTGGTTGACGGGAAAGTTTTATCTCTAGAAGACGCTAATAAAAAAGATATGAAAAGGATAGATATTTTACCCGCAGTAAAAGGAGGTTTATTTTGGTTTATTGTCGGCTTAATTGTGTCTATCGGGATTAGCGTCATCATGGCAGCTAATTCTGTCCAAGCCCCAACTATGGATAACGCGTCAACTCAATCAGCAAAGACATCCTCCTACTCTTTTAGGGGAGAAACTAATGTAGAAAGCCAAGGAAAGCCTGTGCCGTTAGGTTACGGTAGATTGAGGGTAGGTAGTAATGTTATAGGCAATCAGACATGGAATAGGAATTTGTTTAGATGATAAATGTAAAATTTTATGGCATTCTCAGTAAAACGCTTGGGAAGAGGAAGTATAAAAATTTAGATGAATTAAAATTTTTTGTAAAGTATAATATATATCCTTGTAAAATTATTGAGCAAAAAAAAAGCTACGCAGTCCTGCCATTAGTTTCTGGAGAAGGGGGAGGAAAAGGAAAAGGATCGCCTCCCACTCCTTTGTTGAAGCCTCCTGCTCCAGACGAAAATTCTTTACAAAGCTTTTCTCAATCTGAAACACTTGACTTAATATGCGAAGGCCCAATTGAAGGCTTTTGCGACTCTAATGGTAATTTAATTACAAACAATAGTAATATAGCTAAAGGAGTGTACTTTAATGGAACTGTAGTTCAAAATGCCAACGATACTTATAATTACAGAAGGTTAGCTTTGAACTATGTAAAGGGAGACCATAAAGGTATAAACCCGTATTCCCAAACTCACAATTGGTCTCGAAGTAAAATTTATAATACCCAATCAATTAAACAAAAACTTGTTGGACCAAATATGGCTTCTACAGAAGATGGAGCTCCTCGACTTTATGGTGGAGGGACGCCAAATTTTGCAGGCATGGTTTCTTTAATGCAGCAAAGTGGAGAGTCAAAAGTAAAGTCAGATTTTAATACATCTCATTGGTATCAAAAAAATGGAGCCCATATAGGATATTTTTTAGGGGGAACAGGCGGTTTAGACAACGCAATAAAATACGGATATGCCGCGAGCCAAGTAGAGCACGGATCAGATATTAGGACTCATACATCAACACGAGACTTTACTGCGTGGAGCGCTGGCCACTCAGAATTTACAGAAGGAGGATTTCCTGTTTCGCATACAATTAAAAATAACGAAGTTGACTTTGCGTATATTACTATATCTATAGATGATTTAAAAGACACTGTAGATCATGGAGCAGGCGCTGGCAAAGTTGGGATTATGACAACAAGCCGAGAGCATAAAGTTGGCTTTCAGGTAGAGATTGGAGTAAATGGCCTGACCGATGAAGAAGCTCAGTCACCTGAATTTAAGGAATGGCTAAGCCATCACGGATTTAATCAAAGCTCATCAAATCCTAGAAGATCAATCTCAAGAAATTATTTTGTACAAGGTCTGGTCGCTGGAAGTAGTTATTTAGTTGATGTAGGTAGGGCTAGCTTTGGCGCTGATGGAGAAGTGATATTCGGGGAAGATAATGATTTTGATGAAGGCATGAATTCTATTGATGAGGGAACTAATCCTGCAGCAGTTTTTGACGCATCTGATATGGAAGCACTTAAGCCAGATCAATCTCTGCCCCATAATTTTGCACCATCCCAAGGCGAAGCCGCTTTAGGCTTGAATAGATTTCAACAGTTTGGAGAAAACACGACTTTAAGGGATTATTATGAAAGAGGTATGAAAACTTTTTTTATGCCAATGACCGATGCGAATAACGCTTTTAATTGTTTTAGATTACCTCCCTCTACCGTAACAGTTAATGAAGATAAAATTTCTAAAACAAGATACATTAAAGTAACGAGAACAGGAAGAGAGTTGATATCTCCAATTATGAGCGCAAAAATCAGCTTAGATAGCGTTACGGAGATTATAGACGAAAAAATAGCTTACCCTTATAGCGCAATTATACAACAATCTTTTAATTCTAGATATTTTTCAGAAAAACCAGAGAGAACCTATCATTTAAGACTTAAGAAAATTTTGATACCATCTAATTATAATCCAGATAATAGATCAACAGTTGGAGCTAATGTATACAATGGAGCTTGGGATGGAACTTTTAAATATGCTTGGTCTGATAATCCAGCATGGGTTTTATATGATTTAATGACTAATAATAGGTATGGTATAGGCGCCTATTTAGATATTAATAAAATTGATAAATGGACTCTATATAGAATAGGTAGGTATTGTGATGCTGTGGATGATGATGGAAACTTTGTAGGGGTTGATGATACATACAATGGTAAAGAGCCTAGATACTCAATGAACGTACTAATTTCAGAAGAAGAAGAAGCTTATGAACTTTTAAAAACTATAGCAGAAACATTTCACGGAATAGCTTATTGGGATGGCAGAGGAGTTTCTATATCTATGGACGGAGGAGGCAATACTATAACTTACGATGATTTTTCGAATTCTGCAAATTACGTTATAGGAACAAAAGTAGAGTTTCCTCGCTCAACTTTTAATATATACGAAAAAATTGCAAACGGAGGTAGAGGCATTAGGCCTGGAGTAGATCAGGATTGGAAAAAATATTGGAATAAAATACCTGGAATCGAAATTGACGAACCCGCCATTAACTTTAGCAACACCAATGTTGAAGGAGGCACTTTTTCATATTTTACTAGTTCAAAAGCCTCAAGATATACAGTTGCTAGAGTTGGTTACATGGATAAAACTGATAGTTATAGAAAAAAATATGAGTATGTAGAGGACAAGCAAGGCGTAAAAGAATTAGGGGTCATACGAAAAAATATTGAACCATTAGGATGCACGTCAAGAGGGCAAGCGCGTAGAATGGGGCGGTGGTTTTTCCTCACTTCTTCTGTAAACACAGAAACAATTACTTTTTCTACAGATTATAGAGCTTTGTTTTTAAAACCAGGAAATATTATAGGAGTAACTGATACTCTCAAAAACACAAATCAATCCATAGGGAAAATAGTAGATGTAGAGGGGACTGAGACTTTAGTGTTGACACATCCTATTTCTGTGCAGACCCGCAATCAAACTACCAGGCAAAATAAATATTATGACATAATACTAGGGAATATTGACCCAAGTTATAATATGGATTTTTTAGATAATAAAGGATCTGTTACTGGGGACGATATCGCTAATTTAAATAAAGCTCAAAGATTGCAAGGGTCAATTTTTCCAGCAGACGGATCAAGTACAACTACAAATAAAATTAAAGTCAAGGATCTTCAGGGTAATTTTTTAAAATTTACTAATTCTTTATTAGATAGTTATGACAATGGATATAATGTAGTATCCAAAGGTACGGATTGGGCTTTAGTTAATCCAACTGATGGAGGTGAATACAGTAATGATTGGCAAGAAAGAAAATATAGGATTCAAGCAATAGAGGAAGAGGGTGAAGGTAAGTATAAAGTCATCGCTGTATTGTTTGACGAAGAGAAGCTATCATCTATGGATCAAACTTTCCCAGTAATATCTTCAAATTATGAAATAACATTAGGTGATTCAGCCGAAATTGCAAACGCAACCCCTCCAGTCGTTGAGAAGTTTAAAGAAACCAGCTCGTCAACCCTCACTTTTAAAGTTAAATTTTCCACCACTATAGATGAATCCAAGTTTAATAGCATAACTAATAATATTATCTTGTCAAGCCCAAATGGCACACAGACTACTCACAATAATTCAAGCAGAAACGGTGGCGGAACAAAAGAATTTACAATAAATACTGGTATTGCAAAAACATCTAGCGCAGCCTCTGGAGTATGGAGCGTGTACGTTACGACAACTGGCATTCAGTCTTCTACATCCCAATCAAAAACTTCTGCCGCAGGCATATTATCAAGAGTTATAGCTGATGCGAGTTATAGTAATAGTCCCCCTGGCGTTTTGAATGTTGGTGTATTATCTGACGATGGGCAAACTAAAAGTAATTATAATACTATTACCGCTCCTGGATTAAGTTTTGATATAAGTTGGGAGTATCAAGATATTGACGGAGGAAGGACGCAATATGATAGTATCTCAACGCTACTTGGTAGTAGTCCATTTTTCGAAGGGTTTAGGGTAGGACTATGCCCAGTAGATAGAAGCGGTTTGACAAGCGCAAGAAGCGCGGGAACCCCCCAAACAACTAATGTGAGATGGATTTATGGTGATGATAATCTACTCAATAGGCTAAGCTTTAGCTTTAATTATGAAAGAAGATTTGATAAGCAAGCCGACGATGATGGTGTAGAAAGCTTTATATACAGTAATCTACAGGATGAGAGAGGTATAGCTGTAGTAGTTCAAGCTGTAGCAAGAGCAGGTAATAGTAGGAGATATAGCAGCAGAGAAACTTTTATTATGTATGACCCACCAGTTATATATACTCCTGTTATTACTTCAATCGTTCCAAGATTTATACCAAACAGCGATGTATTTTATGATTTAAATAAAGATAAAACAATATCAATCATTGTAACAGATGATGACGGAAATGAGTCTCAATCAGAAACCAGTCCACACGGAAAAATACCTGATGGCGCAGTATTTGATTTTGAAACTGAGGCCTCTAAGAACTCAAACGTTCCCTCAAGGATATATTCTGTAGACGAAGCTTTGGCATTGTGGACTGAAATAAAAAATAATACTATTAATTCTAATGTTGTCAACCAAAAGAGTAGAAAAATAAGCAGATGGTTTGGAGGAAATGCTCAAACAATATATATAGATATATCTTATGATAATATTAAGCTCGCTGCTGAAGCGTGGGAGGAATATCAGTATATAGACCCAAAATATGGAGACCAAGTCGATACTCACTGGGAGAATTTCACTATTGTAAATTACGCTCACCAAGAAGAAATCTCTGATACAGAAATGGTGTCTGAATTAGGAGATTGGACTACTGAAGATATAGTCTTTAATGATGCAAATAAACAAATTTTGAGAAAAAATCTTCCAGAGGGTGCTGGGGCAAATACACTATCAGCATTTGAGTCTATGTCTTTATTTGCTTCAGGTAGTTTTCATAAGCCTAGCTTAATGAATCCAAATAGGTATTTAGAAAGCTCGGCAATAGGATATATGCAAGTATTTATAGGCAAAGATAATCCAGATTATGAACCTGCAGAAGATAATTTATTTACCGCTTTAGCTGGAGTAAACAAAACAATCATTCCTTATGATGATGAATTAGAAGATGGGATTAACTACGACAATGATTTTTTTGTGAAACTTAAAATTTGGGACTATTTTGATTGGAACAATTCCTCGTTAGATCATTTAACTAAATTAACAGAGATCGCTCCGCAAGAAATTGATTTTGGCGTTACTGGTTTCATGGTTATACCTGAGGAAGATTTAGCTGATTTAGCATCAGAAGATGAAGAAGACGCAACTGTAGAGGAATTAGGTCATGCTTTTATTAATACTTTTGGTGACGAAAGGTTGATGGGAATGAAACAATTTAGAGAAGGTTTAATCATAGGAGGAACAGAAACTTGGTCGTCTGCAGACGGCGCACAAAATAATCCAGACTCTTTCGTAAAGTATCCATTAGGGAATCATGTAAATTCATATCAAGGCACTCCTGTCGGCATAGGTCAATATAATTTAGAAAATGTAACAAGCAAAACTTATCAAGACTTATTAGGCGAAGGAGACAGTAGTAATCAATTTGCCCTAACAAAAGGTGAATTAAATAATGATATGCTTGATTTTCATGTCAACATTAAAGGGATGAATATTAGGTGTGTGCCTGGCGACAACGGAAACTACGATGGCGTTGGAGGAGTAATTTCTGGACAAACTATAAAAACTAACGGTTTCGAAGCTGGAGAGATTGTGGCTTTTTCTCAAGAGCCTACAATTAACGGTTCGCCAATGTCAACTTACTTCTCTGAAGGAGAAGGAATATCTGGAAAAATAGATGAAGCTTTAAATAACACAAATATTTTTGACGATAAAATACAAGATACAAACTTTACTGAAAATTTAGTTATATCTGGAGACTCAAGATTAAAAGTTGAAGATGGTAATCTTCATATAGAAGTTAATGGTATATGGTATAGGATTGAGCCCGATGGCACATCTTAATCTTTGAATGTAGATTCTATATCTTGCAATAATTTAATCTTTTCTGATTTAGGTAAACTATTATATTTTTTCTTTAACTTTTTAAACACTCTTTTGTGTTCAGCTGATGAACCATCATAGGAAATTAATTTTTTAATTAATAACGCTTTTTGTTTATTCACTTTTTTCTTCTTCTTTAGGAATTAAATTATTCAATGTAGATATAAGAGAATCGTAGCTATCAATTTCTTGGATAATTTTTTTAATCGTACCACTTAAATCTCCGTGCTCGCCTACACCTACAGGAGAGTTAAGCATAACATTTAGATCTGCAATTTTCTGGTCTCTTAACCCAATGTATTCAGAATAAATTCCTCTAAGATAAACTTCTTTCATTAAAGCTTTCCTCCTTCTGAATATTTAATACATAAGCAAATGCAATAAATTGCTGCTCCCGCTAAAATAAAATAACCTTGTAATTCTGAATTGTCCATATATATAATTATATTAAAAAAGTTTTAAAAAGTCAAGAAATATTTTCATTTATCTATATTCATGCCTTAATAATCTCCAACGATCAGAATCAATTGGCTTTGATCCGTCATTGATTGCAAATAGCATATCCACAATTTCTTCTACCGAATCATAAATGTACTTGTGAGGTAACATACCAAGCATCCAAAGTGGAGTTTTTGACTTGCCCCCTTCCATGCTTATAAAGATTGGCTTCTTCATCCTAACAGCAGTTACAATTTCTTCAGCGCTACCCCAAGAAGCTACAGAGGGGACAAGATGAGCAATAATAAAGTCACTTCTATCTACTAAGTTTAAATCATATGCTCTTACGGTTTTCATTCTTTGGGCTGCCCTATCGTATTGCTTAGTTTTCATCCAATTTTCCATCTCAAGCCTAGACGCTTCATCTTCTTCTACGTCTTTCATAAATGGCTTTTCGTAAGGGTCAAAACAAGTTACATTGATTTCAGAGAGCTTTTGAGTAACTTCAGTTCTCCAATTTCTTCCGCTAATATATTGCATATGGCCGACTAGATAAGTTTTAGTTTTTTCTAGAATATTTTTCATATTATAACTATAATATATATAAACAAATTTGTCAAGAAAAATGAATAATAGTACGCCAGAAGAAATGAATTTAATAACGATATTTATGGATGTAAATAAAACTCCAGAGCAAACTTGCAAGGAAATTGATTTTGAAGGTTGCGAGCAAATGAAAAGAGATTATCTTTCTGAAGTTAATACGCCTGGAGGCTGCTCGTCGTGCAGGAAAGCTAGCGTGAGGAGAAAATACACATCTTTTATTAAACCAAAAATTAAAAAATGATAAATTATTTATTAATTTATATCGCTTCTGTTTTAGTTGTATCTAATGTTATTGCTATATTGGAATATACTAATTTAAAGGTATATGCTCTGTCGTTATTTATAAAAGAAAAAATATATACATTAGATGATTTGCATGATTATATTGTAGATAATTGGGGAAAACTTGGAGAATTATTAAGCTGCCCTTTATGTTATAGCACTTGGCTGTCTTTGTTTTTAGGGTTGTGGTGTGTTTGGTTTTTTAATTTAAATATTATTTATGCTTTGCTTTGTATGTTTTCAATTCCTAGTCTCGCATGTTTAATAAATAAAAAAATAATTTAAATTGGTGGACGTGGCGGGAGTCGAACCCGCGTCTTTAAATTTTCTGTAGATATACATCTACAAGTTTAGTTAATTTTTTTTACAGTTATGATATTAACATCCAACTAACCATTTCAATTATTCACTCAAACTTGAGGCCTTCGAATACTCAATGGTACAGTTTATGAAACGGATAAACTTTTATCTGTTTTGCAGATTGATGACCTCGTAATCTCTTTATCTGCGTCAAAAGTTACGAGGTAGCAGAACTAAGCTGCTAAGGCAAGCTTTTTAGCTTTTAAGCCAAAAGCTTTAACACGGTTTTTGTTGCCATGTAATTGTTTGCACCTTTTTTAGGAGCCAGATGCAACTCCTACTTGCAGTATACTAATCCAATTTAAATCGAATCCAGTACACGCCCATAAATTTTTCAAAGAACTTCGAAGGTTACACCTAATTAAGATGAGTGTAGCGCTTTGAGTAGAGCTCTCGCTTCTTTAGGAGGAATGTCTGAAAAGTCTGACCAATTTTTAGTGTCAGCATTTTTATACAAATCATTTTGCCACAATTCCCGAAGTTTGCTTTTGAAGTCGGTATAGTTATTGATGCCAAATTTATCTTTTGCTAGGCTAGCGAGTATTCCAGCAGGAGAGATGTCTGAATTTGACTGCGCTTCAGTTTCTCTCTGGGTAAGATTCTGCTGAGTATTGTTTGATTTATCGATTTCGTCATCTC